CCTAATAACAGTTGGAAGCCTTTTGTGTTTGCGCTCAGCGACAGATACAAGGGACGTATTCATTCGTATGAGGTGTGGAATGAATGCCAACTAAAAGACTTCATGTATCCGTGGGACGATAAGAACCGCAAGGATCTGGCGAAGATGACTGATGACGCTAACCGGATTATTAAAACGAATGACCCTAAGGCTCTTGTTGGTGCTTGCAGCATCCTGCCCCGCGAAACCAGCGGTGGCTTGAAGAAGGGCGAGAAGTTCCTGAAGGAACTGGCGAAGCGCAAGAACTGGGGCGGTGTTGACTTTTTTGCCATTCACTCTTACCCTGAAGGTAGTACGAAGCAAGCGTCACAGTGGATAGATTACTTCGATGACACTAAGGCTTTGCTAAAGAAAATGAAGGCTCCAAAAAATCCGGGCAAGAAATCGTCCACAATTTGGGTGACTGAGACTGCTCTTGGCCTGCTGTCCGATGGAATATCGGAGGAGAAGGTTGAGCAGTACACGGCGAAGATCGCTGATCGTGGTGCGTCGGTTGTTATCTGGTATGCCTACGACCGGGAGGATTTAGGTGGAGCATGGATTGGTCCGGGAACGTACATGATGCAAGCGATTGAGAGGCACTGGAAATGAAGACCGTAGGCAGAGATGAATTTAAGGCTGCGATTAAAGCCGCAGGTATTGAGCCGGGCTTGAAGTGGTGGAAAAATTGGGATAAGACTGACTGGAATGGTCGTTCTGGCTGGGCAGGAAAAAATGGGAACCCGCAAGGTCTCTTACTGCACCATAACGGCGGAGCCGCGACTGAATCCACGGAAGCGAAAGACAACAAGGATTGCAGCAAAGATGAGAACGGTGCCAAGTATGTGAACAGGCATCCGGACTTCAACTCTCCTGCATCACAGTTTTTCCTACGTCGCTGCGGTCAGTTAGATATTAATGCGTACACTCAGTGCTATCACGCTGGCAAAGGCGACTTTTCTGGTACCGAATGGAGCGGTCACAAGATCCCGCGTGATTCCGCTAACTCTTATCTTATGGGAATTGAGATTGCAAGCAAGGGAAACCGGAACGACTTTACTGAAGCGCAATGGAAGACGCTGGCCAAACTTGCTGTCTGCTTGAAGGATTTGTACGGCTGGAAAGACACGGAAACGTATTACTTCCCACGCCACAAGGATTGGGCTGGGTCACGGAAGAATGACATTCAGGCGAGCAACAAGTTCGTTCAGAACAAGTTCGCTGAGTACGGGAGCAACGAAATGTGGGACGGGAAAACTCCTGAATACCTGCATTTGGTGAGTGTTCAGGCTGACCCTGACACTCCGTATACGGCTGCGTGGAGGATCACGACACGCCTCAACGATTTGGGGTTTGGCAAAAGCAACCCGGTTAAGGGTGAGCAGTCATGGCCTACTAAGAACTACACGCTTTGGTGCGAAGCCAACGGTGTGGACCCGGATGCTGTGTACAGTCCAGAAGTTCACTCGGCTATTTTTGGTGTGCCATTAGTCTGCAAATGCTGCGGTCAGGAGTTACCATGAAGTACAGTCCAGACGACTGGGCAAAGTTCATATTAGTGGTAACGGTTCCGTTATCTTTTTTCTTCACTCTCCTTACTGTGTTTGTGCGCGACAGAACGATGGACCCTGTTATATCTGGCGGGATGCTTACATTGCTTGGCGCAATTGTCGCAGTGACCATGAAAAAGGACAAGGACAAAGATAAGTCAGGGTCTGATGACGAGTGGAACGAATAATAAATGATGGGTTTTCCCGGAGCGTGTCCGGTTGGTTGTCCCGTAGACCTTGAACGCAGGGGCGGTAAAGACGTGTGCCCTGATTGTAAATACATACAGCCTTGTTGCGACGGAGGATTAGCATGACACTAGATTATACCGAAGATGTAGTTGAGCCGCTTGGTAGCGGAATAACGGCTGCCTCGGGCAGCGGAACGTTTACACCCGACTCCTTGAACTGGGACTGCAACATTGGTGGCTTAGATTTTTTGTTTGCAACAAGCAAAGAGAACCCGATGCGTAGGGAAACAAGTAAGTTCCGTCGGGAACGCATTGACACGCAGCGTGACCCCGGTGAGAACAGTCTTGACTCTGGTCTTTGGGTGAGGTCTCAAGCGTCGTGGCATTATGGTGCTGGATTGTCTTCCGCTGAACCGCTGGAGATAGATGCCGCAGAGGCAAGGTTCCGTTACTTTAAGAGTGGCGGGGTTGACCCGTGGACTCCGGGGCAGTTGACTTTGCTTAACAGTACAGAGTCAGTTTTGTCTGATGCTAATGCGACACAGAATGTTCTTGGCATTAACACGGGTGTTCTTCACGCCTCCAATGCGGTACTCAAGTACATCGCTAACGATGGCACTGTGACAACTATTACTGCCGGTAACTCCGGCACGTTAAACTCTCTCACTTCTTCGGGTCAGTACTGGATTGTTTGTGACGATCAAGGTATTTACAAGGGTGCTGAATCTTCTGGTGCTGGTGCTAAAATCTACGACAAGGATGGCACGGTTACTTCTAGTGTTGTTCGGTGGATCAAGTCTCGTTTGATGTATGCAGAGAACAATAAGATTTTTGAAATAACAGACTTGGCTCCTTCGTCTGCGACTCTTCCTACTGTCCACTTTACCCATGAAGATCCTGATTGGGTGTGGACTGACTTCTCTGAGGGGCCGTCAGCGATCTACGCTTCTGGCTACAGCGGGGAACTGTCCGTTATTTACCGCATAACCATTGAGGTTACTGCGACTACCGTGACCCTAGGTCAGCCTACTGTTGTGGTTGAGATGCCACGCAACGAGCAAGTTATCTCAATGTATTCCTACGTTGGTTCTTTCATTGTTGTTGGTACGAGCAGCGGATGTCGTGTTGCTGCTATCCAGTCGGATGGTTCGTTGGTCATAGGCCCACTCCTTTTCGAGGATGTGGTTGTTGATGACGCTGTTGCTTTTAAGAACTACGTGTACGTCACGGTCAGGGACAAGGGCGAGGTTGGTGCTAACGTTCAACGCGCTGGCCTGTATCGTATAGATCTTGGTCAGGTTATTGGTACTGGTGGTTTAACGTTTGCTTACGCAGCGGATCTTACTGCACCTACTGGTGTTACTGGCAATGCTACCAGTGTTACTACTTCTAACGGTTTGTTGTGGTTTAGTGTCAGTGGGTCTGGTGTGTACAGGCAGACATCCGCGTTTGTTGATAGTGGATGGATTCAGACGGGACGTATACGCCTTGGAACCATGGAGAACAAGGCTTGGCGTGACTTGAGGATCATTGGTGAGAACAATTTGAGTGGCACGATTGCTGCTTACGCTTCCATTAGTGGTGCGGGTAACCCTTCTGATTGGGAACCGATCATTACTGCGACTAACAGCAACCCTGACATTCAAGGTAAGTTGTCTCCCGCTGCACCGTTACCTGCCCCTGATTTGCATGTGGCTTTAGAGTTGAAACCTAACACTGGCAATACTGCAAGTTCTGTGATGATTGGTTACCAGTTGAGGGCTGTGCCTTCTCCTAGGCGTAACGAACTGGTTTCTGTTCCGTTGATGCTGTTTGATTGGGAGACTGATCGTTCGGGTGTCAAGTATGGTCAGGTCAATGGTGCTTACTTCCGTTTCCAAGGATTAAAGAACATGGAACTGATCGGCAATCCTATACAGTTTAAGGACAATACTACGGGTGAGTTTTTCTCTGCTTACATTGAGCAGGTTGCTTACTCAAGAACCACTCCTCCAAGTAACGGGCTGAATCGGTCTGGTTCTGGTGGTGTTTGCACCGTATTGTTACGCACGGTTTAATAGTTTTAATGGTGGCCCTTGTCCTTCGGGATGAGGGCTACTTTTTTTATGCCCTTTTGTCCGTGGTGCCCCCCAAAGTCGGGACCTGAGTACTGTTTTAACGAGGACACAGCCATTCTAAGGGCTTAGGAATAGTTTCCGGTATGATCGTATGCAAAAGAATCCTAGCCTCTTAGAGCCTTGAACTCTATTGGAAGTTTATTAGACTTTGCCCTGTTGCAAGACTGGCACAACACCTGCAAATTACCAATAGAATGACGGCCACCCAGTGCAAGCGGTATTAAATGATCTACCTGCAAGTTCTTACTACCTTCACAAATAAAGCATGAGGAAGCCTTTAACCTTTTAATGTCCTTATTGGATATGTAACTCACCTCAACTTCAGGGTAACGTCGCCTAGTCCGCGATGACTTTCGCTCCCGCCAGAGTGCCGCTGCGTCTTTGTTTTTAGCCTTGTACCCCTTGTTACGCTCTGAATTTCTCTTTATTGTTTCAGGAAGAGCGTTGTGAAACTTCTTGTATTTCAGTATGCAAGGCTTACACCTAGGATTAAACCCACCCCTACCGGCAGGATGCTTATAGAAATTATCAAACGATAAAACTTTCTTACACTTACGGCACTCCTTCACTGCAATCCCTCCTCCGGGGAATCTTCTTAAGGAAGATTCTTATCGTTCGGGTTCATTCGCTACGCTCATTCACCCTCACCGGAACCGAAGAAGGAACACGCCCCCCTACCCCCCACGATAAAATCTCGTAGTAGGATAAGAGAAACATTCCCTTCGGTTCCGGTTGTTCACCGTCACGTCATTGAAGTTTCCGCCCCACGGTTTCCCGCCCGTCCATAGTACACTACGATCTCTTCCAGAACACACCTGTAAATGTGATGTATGTCACACCTAGGTGGGTCTGGTTTCGTTGGTTTTGAGTGTATGGTCTACGTCATGGAAGAGCAATTAACAATCACAGAGATCCCGGTGGATCTATCTGATCTGCCTTACCTGTCGTACTCCTCGTTCACCATGTTTGTTGAGTGCGGAGAAAAATACCGACTAAAGAAAATTGTTGGTGTTGATTACAGCGACGCTGCTTGGTACTTTACAGGCGGTTCCGCTGTGCATGCTGGCTCTGAAGCGATTGACTGGATGCTCCTCAAAGATAAAGAAGAGGCTCAAGGATGAGCACAAGGGCATACGAAGCAGGTCTAGCAGGGTTCCACAAATACTTCGACGAGGACGTAGCGTCCAAGCCCGAAGGAACAGTGTTCCGTGCAGGAGGTCGGACATCCAAGAAGTACCCGAACAAGGAAGACGGGTCTTGGTGGAAAACCAAGGGTCCAGAGTTTATTCACAACTGGTACAACTTCAGGATGACCAACCCCCACCTAGACATTTGGATTGCGCCCGATGGCACACCTGCCATAGAGTTACAGGTCGCAGCAAAGATCCCCGGAGATGTAGTCCTTAAAGGATACATTGACAGGGTAATGGTTGACACCAACACAGGCAAGACAATCATCATAGATCTAAAGACAGGGCAACCACCCAAGAGTGGCCTGCAACTAGCGATCTACCGGCTAGCGATGCTAGAACAATACGGAGAAGCACCTGAGTATGGGTCGTATTGGATGGCACGTACCGGAGTGTTGGACACCATCTACAAACTAGAGGACTACTCACCAAAAATGGTGTCTCGCTGGTTAAGGGATGCCAAGAAGTCAATTGACTCAAACATTTTCATCCCGAACACGAACAACTGGTGTGACTACTGTGAAGTGAAAGAGTCGTGCTACACTAGAGGTAATATGCAGTTCGCGCCAACCTTTGATGCGGACCTGACCGAAGGAGCAACAAATGAATGAAGAACCACGTCATAAGTTGACGGTTAAGATCGTGGATAGTTTGCGAACTATTCAAGGCTACTCAATGCAAGAGTACCAAGATGCCAGAGCCGAACTGATTGAGGACCTTGCTAAGGATCTTGAGGCGATCAACCTAGCCAAAGCAGTTGGTACTGCTGCACCATTAGCAGCATTCCACGAAGCAGCACCCGCTGCACCCGTGACAACGATACCGGCAACACCGAAAGCGTGGGAAGAGCCTGCACCGGCAGCACCTTTCCAATCAGCAACAGTGCCTAACTGTGCTCACGGTCCAATGACAGCGCGTAGTGGCACGTCCGCCAAAGGCCCTTGGAAGGCTTGGATGTGCCCGACTGCTAAGGGAACACCGGGGCAATGCTCCCCGAACTTCCTTAACCGTGGTACGCCGGAGTTTAACAACTTTCCAGCCTAACCTCCTTCTAGGTTGGTGCCCCTCCTGAGCATGAGGCCGTGTAAACTGCTCGCTCTAATCCTGAAGGAGGACACATGAGATCTTTAGACAAGGCAATCAACAACGTTAAACGCGGAGGCATGGCCATACCCATGCCGTTCAAGTCATGGTCAGACAAGTCTATATCCATTCGCCGTGGTGAAGTGTCCATGATTGCTGGACCACCGGGGTCAGGCAAATCAACACTAGCGTTAGCGATAGCGTTACGTTCGGGAGTGTCAACCCTTTACACGAGTGCTGACAGTCACGAAACGACGATGGCTATTCGTTCACTTGCCATGTCAACAGGTCAGACTCAATCGTTGATGGAAGATGCGATGGTTGATAACCCTGATTGGGCAACAAAGATGCTGGAAGACAACGTGTCACATATCAAGTGGAACTTTGATGCTAGCCCTACGCTTAGGGATCTTGACGAAGAGTTGGAAGTGTACCTTGAAACTCAAGGATGCTACCCTGAACTTGTTGTTATAGACAACGCGGTTGACGTGTCCTTTAGTGACGGCGACGAGTTTTCTTCTTTGCGTACGTTGATGAAGGAAGTAAAGCAGTGGGCTAGGGAAACCAATGCAGCGATACTCGTGCTGCACCACACTAGCGAGTCGGCTCAGGGGCAGCCATGCCCACCACGAAGCGCGCTGCATGGCAAGATCTCACAGACACCAAGCCTAGTGGTGACCATATCTTCTGACTTGCAGGGTTTAATGGCTGCGTGTGCGGTCAAGAACCGTTACGGTCCAGCATCTCCCGGTGGTAGTGATGCGGTGTGGTTGAACTACGACCCTGAGTGCATGCAGTTGACGGATTCTGTATGAGTGCAGCGAATAAACGCAAAGGAAGCCTCTGGGAATCTTCGTTAGAGGACTACTATAACAGTGAAGGCTTGAAGGCTAGGCGTTTGCCCCGTGCCGGGGCCAAGGACATCGGTGACGTTGCCATAGAGTTCCACGACGTAGTGATAGTCATTGAGGCTAAGGATGTGAAGGCTCACGCCTATCAAGAGTGGCTCAGGCAGGCCGAAGTTGAGGCTGAGCATTACGCTGATAAATATAAAACAGATTCCATCGGCGTGGTGGCTAGGAAAAACAGGCATCATGGTGTAGGGTCAGGTCATATAACAATGACAAACGAAACTTTCGTTTCCTTACTGAGGATGATAGGAGCAAGGCCATGAACAAACTCAAGGATCTTTACCTGATGAATGACACTGTTGATGAGGAGGAATGATTCTTTCTCTGAGCCGAAGTTCCCCATCTGGCCAGTGCTGGAGTACTACGGATGGGACCTTCCGTCACCTAAACCGGGCTGGACAATGGTTAGGTGCGAGAAGCACGGGGACAAGCACAGCAGTGCTTCAGTAAATGAAGAGACAGGGTTCGTCTTTTGTCACGCATGTGACTTGAAGGGGGACGCTATCGAAATAGTTCAAATATATGAGGGAGTAGGTTTCAAAGATGCAGTTTCAAAGTGTGAGGAAATCACCGGATCTGTTGGACAGGGATTTTATCAAAGAGGCAATGCGAGCGGAAGTACAAGCGGAGATAGGCGAGGGTCCAGATCTTACAAGCCCCCCCGCCTTAGAAGGTAGGTGCGTTTTGTGGACCGGGCCGTTGTTCAATGACGGCAGGGGCCGTAAGGCTATCGGGCGGGGCAAGTCAATGACTGCTTCTAGGTGGGTTTACATGCAGCGTCACGGCCTTGAAGAAGACTGGATGGAAGGCAAGGTTGTCTCCGCAGTGTGCTTCAACAAGAGGTGTGTAAACGCCGACCACTTATACTTGAACGACAATCCCTCATGGAGGTTTGGCAACGGTTCCACCAACCCTAACTCTAGGCTCAATGCCGATGATGTCTCCAACATCCGAAGGGAATACCGCAGGGCGCAGGGTCAGGGAGTAAACAACACTGGCAACGCCAAGGAGATCATGGAGAAGTACGGGATCACTCGTGGACACTTGTCGAAAATAACGAGAAGGGAAACGTGGAAGCATGTTGAGTAACGACGCAAGGCTGGCATTAGAGACAGCCACGGAGACATACTCGCAGCAGATAGATGAGGCAGGTCGTTACCTCACGTCTCGTGGTATCACGAAGGAGGCAGCACACAAGCACAGGCTGGGGTTTGTTGCTTCCCCCATGATAGGTCACGAGGAGATGGTAGGCCGTCTAAGCATCCCTTACGTGACCCCTGCGGGTGTCGTAGAGATTCGCTTCAGGGCTATTGACCCGAACACTAACCCTAAGTACTTGAGCAGGGTGGGTTCCAAGACTCACATGTACAACGTCAACTCTCTGAATGAGCGCAGCGAGTTCATTGCTATTTGCGAGGGCGAGATGGACGCTATCGTTGCATCCTCAATCTGTGGAATACCTGCTGTTGGTGTCCCCGGTGCTCAGACTTGGCAGCCTTCGTACCGTAGGGCCTTTCAAGACTACCGAAAGGTATTCATTCTTGCTGACGGTGACGCAGCAGGTCAAGAGTTAGCCAAGAAAATAGTGCAGGCAATAGATGTGGCTGTCGTGGTCACCATGCCGGAAGGGAAAGACGTGAACGACATTTTCATGGAAGAAGGGCCGGACGGTTTGCGAGAAAGGATCGGCTTGTAATGGGATGGTTACTGTTCTTCGCTTCAATGATTGGGTTCGTTGCCCTAGGATTCTTCTTCGACCGCATGCTGATCGGCTTAACGCAATGGAACAAAGACCGAAAGATACACAAGATCCTAGCGGACGAAGTGGTGCGCAAGTATCAACTAGAGAAAGAGCGCAGACATGGAGAGTATTGAAGAGTTCCGGCAATCCGGCATTGAAGTGTACGAGGAACTATCGCGCGTCCTCGTGTCGAAGCAGTTGGACTACGGTCCCGGCAACATCAACAACGCACCCGGTGGTGCAATGAATGGCATCCTTGTCCGCATGAATGACAAGATGGAACGCTTAAAAAACCTTACGTATCATAGTGAAGGTGACCCTCAGAATGAGTCAATCCATGATAGCCTAGTGGACATAGCAAACTATGCGGTTATAGCGATGATGGTGAGGAACGGGTCATGGCCCAAGAATCTAGAGTAAAGATGAGCATCTGTGGTTTCTGCAATACTGGACACCACGATTCATGCCGGGAGCCAATCACTTGGCATCTCAAGGTATACACATGCGACTGTGCGTGTAAACAGCGAGAGGTAAGTAATGCATAGAGTATTTATCATCAGTGATCTTCAGATTCCGTTCCATGATGTGAGAGCCGTGTCTTCTGTTGCTCAGATGATCGCCGACTTCAAGACACCACAAGACATGGTGTGTACGGTAGGTGACGAGCAGGACTTCCAAACCATAAGCAAGTGGGCGCAAGGAACCGCGCTAGAGTTTGAGGGCAGCATCGCTGAGGATCGTGACGCTACAGTTCAAGTGTTCCGTGACCTACAAGTAGGGCACACCATAAGATCCAACCACACCGACCGCCTCTATCAACAGACCATGCGTCGAATGCCCGGACTGTCAGGGCTACCAGAGTTAGAGTTAGAAAACTTCTGGCGCTTACCTGAACTAGGAATTACCCATCACCGTAAGGCTTTCGAGGTTGCACCCGGATGGCTCGCACTCCACGGTGACGAGAGTGGCATGAGCCAGAACGCTGGCAGTACAGCGATGGGACTGGTCAAAAAAGTGGGGCAGAACGTGGTGTGTGGACACACACACAGGCTAGGTTTAGTTCCTCACACCACTGGCATTTACGGTGAGCACATGCGTACTCTGTTCGGTTTAGAAGCAGGCAACCTAATGGACTCAACTAAAGTTTCGTACGCCAAGACATTCAACTGGCAGCAAGGCTTCGCCATACTGTACGTGGACGGCAAGGACGT